TTAACCGTGGTTCTATTGCTATTGAAAACGCTCAAGAGCAGATCCTGGACAAGATTAATTTCCTCCAACAACTGGTTGGATCTACCCGTTATTTTACTCAGCAAAAGAAAGGTATTGCTGCTCTTGGTGAGAAAATTAAGAACAAGTTTAAATCACCAGAACAGATTGCACAGGAGATTAAAGACGGTTATCCTACTGCACTCAGAGGCATCCAGTCTGACAGTGAGAAGTTTACTGAAAACTGGATGTGGATGCAGGAAAACCGTCCTGAAATGTTGGACTCTTTCCTGGAGCTGTATGAGCTTAGCGATGGTCGGATTAATACCATTGCAAAGATGAACGAGGACATCCTCAATAGCTTTGCGAACTTCCGACTTATTATTGATCGTAACCCTGATCAACCTAATATCATTACACAAGCTGTACGTTCTAACTACTTTAACAGCCTGTTGTCTGCTATAGGCACTGCAGGTAAGGCTTTGTACGGTAACCTTAGCGGTCTTGTAGCAGAACCTATCTCATACTTTGGTGGTTCTGTACTGCGTCAGGATATGAAAAATATCCAGCGTGGTTGGATGGCTTATAGTGCTATTTGGGATACGCAAAAGAAAGCGTTGCCTTATGCAGGTCAGATGTTTATGAAAGCATCTCAAAACCCTAACTCTGTTAAAGGACAATCTCGTCTTGACCTTGTTATTAAACAGGAAGAAAAGCTAGAGCAGTACAGATTTATTGCTGAGCAAGAGGCTGCGCAGGGTAGGAATGGTTTTAAATTCCTAGTCAGGATGTACGAAGACATGCAAGCCATGGCGGCTGATCCTGTCTTCCGTTTGGTACCTAACCTGTTCTCTGGCTTTGACGCTTGGACTGGTGCTACTCTTGCTAATGCTCAGGCACGTTTCCGTGCTATGGATGAGCTTGAGACACTAGGTGAAACAGTTACCCGAGCTAGGGTTAAAGAACTTGCTGATGTTGAATACAACAGCATGTTTGGCGCTAACGGTTTGATTACAGATCAGGCTGTTAAGTATAGTACAGCTGATATTGCTCTTAACCTAGAGAGTGGGTTTAGTAAGGATCTAGGTAATCTCCTATCATCTATTCCTGCTCTAACTCCAATCTTTACGTTCCCCACAACAATGACAAACATTGTTCGGGTGGCTGATGATTATATCCCTGCTCCGCTACGTTCTTTCCAAAAAGACGTTAATGAGTTGGCATATACGTCTGTCAAAACCTTTATGGAAAACCCTGAGCAGATGGAAAACATCCTAAGGGCTCGTGGTCATAAAGTAGAGCTGATGGATGAAACAGCAAAGCTTAACACACTGATCGACCTTAAAAACCGTACGCTTGGACGTAAGGCTATTGGTAGTTTCTTGACTTCCATGGTTATTGGTAGTGTCATTAAAGATGAGTTGTTTGGTGATGGTCTGTTTAGTACAACAGGTGATGGTACTATTGACCGTCAGCTAAACACTGCACGGACAAAGAACAGTAACTTTAAACCACGTTCTATGATTGGTCCTGGTGGTATCCGTATTGAATACAATGAACTGCTTGGCCCTGGTCTGAGTAACTGGGTTGCTGCTGTAGCTAATACAGTAGATAACTTTGACATGCTTGGTGAATCAGCTCTTGAAAATGCATTCCCAAAACTTAGTTTTATTCTTGCTGCTGCATTGACAGACCCTGCTGGTATTTCTGCCCTACGTCCTTTGGTAGAAATGCTGAGTGGTAATGAATTTGCTATGAACCGTTTTGCTGCTGGTCAGATTAACTCTCTTGGTCCTTTGGCTGGTGCACGGAATGAGCTTGGTAAAATCCTAGATGGCGGTCTAAAAGATTATAATAATAACGTCATCGATATGCTTCACAACCGCAACAGATTTATCGGTCTGGTTGACCAAACAAACCGTCTTCCTACTGTTATTAGTCCTATTAGCGGTGAAGCCCCTAATAAATACAATTTCCTACAACGTGCCTGGAACTCACAATCTCCTTTGAAAATCCATCCAGCTATGACGAAGGAAGAAAAGTTCTTGTATGATATTGAATATGATGTATCTTCTGCATTTAAAAAACGTCAAGGTGTTAACCTAGATAAAAATGAGCGTAATGCTCTGAATGCTGAGATGGGTAGACAAGGTTACTTCCGCAAAGAGGTTGCTAGAATTTCGAAGACAGCAGAAGCTCGCAACACTATTAATGAGTTGAAAGCTTTGCGTCGTCCTCCTAATTTTGTTGGTTCTCAGGATACACCTATTGGTCAATACGATCAGATTCATATGATGCTGAGAGATGCACAAAAGGAAGCAGAGGAACGAGCATTTAATATGCTTACTCCTGAAATGAAGGCTGCTATTGAGCAGCGTATTCGGATTAAGCAAATGAACGCAACTCGCGCACAGCAAGGTCTCGGACCTATCCCAACTAATCGTTATTAAACAAAATGGCGTGCACTGACGTACAAACAATTCAAGCTGGAAACGGGTCAAAGACACAATTTTCTTTTGATTTCCCGTACATTTTTAAATCTGAAATCCACGTTTATTTTTGGAACGTGGTTACAAAAGAATACGACGAAAAACTTACGACAGATAGCACCTATCCGTGGCGTATTACTGATGCTAACCCCACTATTGTGGAGTTTACCGGTACTGCGCCACCGTCGCCTACTGCCCCGGTTGACCCAGGTGAGCCTACTGTTGACAACGTAAAGATCCGTAGGATTACTAAAGTCGAGGATATTAGGGCTCTGTTTAACCCTGGCTCAGCTATCCGATCTGATGATCTTAATAGCAATTTTGAGCAACTGCGTTATGCTATTCAAGAGGCTAATTGTCAGGGAATTCCTGATGATGTTGACGATTATTTGAAAAAGTATTACTGGAGTAAGTTTGATGATATTTACTACCAAGCTGATACATGGCCGACTAGCGCGTCTGTAAAGGACCAAAGCATTGCTAGTATTGCTGCACAAGAACAGGAATACAATAAAAATTACTCTACACTTATACAGACTACAACGCCTTCTGGAACGTTTCCTACAGGTAAAACTTGGTATCAAAATGATTCCAACCAAACCGTTTACATGTGGAACGGTTCTGCTTGGGAAGCCGTAACCTCTGGTGGTACGTTTACTAAACTAGATAAAGTTATCTACGTTGACTCTGTTAACGGTGATGATAGCAATGAAGGTCACCGCATTAGTGGTCCTAAGAAAACTATTAAAAATGCAATCGATACCATTAATGGTGATTCAACATACGGAGATGGTAGTGTTGTTTTGGTTGCGCCTGGTATTTACCAGGAAGTTGCGCCTATTGATATTCAAAAACGCGATGTTGCCATTGTAGGTGCATCGGTTCGTAACGTTATCGTGCACCCTACTGCAGCCACTGAAACCAACAGCCTGTTCCGTGTAAACAGCGGTACTTACATCCATAACATGACCTTTACAGGTGTAAAGGCTAGCGGTACTCGTGGTGCATCTGGATCGCTGTGGGAAGACTCTACTTATGGTCTGCCACCGACACAAGGTTGGAACGTTTCGTTCTACCCTAACGCAATGATCTACAAGTCTCCGTATATTCAGAACTGTACTAACTTTTCTGATTCGGAGATTGATAACAGCAACCTGAACTTCTACGCAGGTACTGAAGACAAGGGTCGCGCAGGTGACCTTGACTCGGCACCTACTGGTGGTGGTTTGTTGGTTGACGGTTCTGTACCTCACGCCGACTCACCTCTGCGTTCTATTGTTTGTGACAGCTATACCCATACAGGTCTTGACGGTCCTGGTATCTTTGTTACTAACAACGGTTATATGCAGGCTACCAGTAGCTATGCATTCTTTAACCATTTCCATATTGCATGTTTCAATGGTGGTCAGGCTAACCTCGCTGCATCGACTTCTGACTTTGGTCGCTATTCGTTGATTGCTTCTGGTCGTTCTACCAGTGCAATCTTTACTGCAACCACCACAGCTACTGCTGCCGATGGTTCTGAAACCTTTACTATTGGAGCACCTACTGCTGCGTCTGGTTGGCATGGTTCTACTACCCGTCCACAAGACAACATGCTTGTAGACATTGGTGGTAACACCTATCCTGTTGTTTCTGCAACTGCTGCTGGAAGTGGCTGGACTGTTACAATCAGTCGTCCTGACACCAATGACCGTACACAAAACTTGGGTCTTAATGGTGCTGTAGCAAGCGGTGCTGCTGTACAGTTCTTCCTGCGCTCTATGATTGCTTCTAGCGGTCATACAATGGAGTACGTGGGTAGTGGTACTGACTACCGTGCATTGCCTGAAAATGGTGGTGTGCCTGTTGATGCTAATCAAATTAAAGAGCTAAACAACGGTAAAGTTTGGGCTGCTATTACTGACCACCAAGGTACTTTTAAGGTTGGTGGTACATTCTCAGTTAACCAAAACACTGGTTTTGTTGACATCCCGCCTGGTGCACTTTCTGTCCGTACCCTTCTTGGTGATCTTAACGTAAATAGTAAGAAGATTGTTGGTGCTTCACCTAACGGTAATGTTTCCCTTGACCCAGCTGGTACAGGTACAGTTGACGTAAACTCTAGTCGCATTACAAGTGTTAGTGAACCTACTAGCGCACAAGATGCAGCTACGAAAAACTATATAGATAGTCTTACTACTTCTACAACTTCTGAACTTAACATCCTTGACGGTGCTACGCTTTCTACTAGCGAACTAAACACCTTGGATGGTATTACTAGCACTACTGCTGAACTAAACCAGCTTGACGGTAAAACTGTTACAACTAATTTTAACGCATCTAACACTAACGACATCCCGACTAGCTCTGCTATCAATAGCTATGTCGTTAACCTGTTTAATGCTCTTGGTGGTTTTGTTGCTATTGATAACGAAACTAGCTTCCCTAACAGCCATCCTGATCCTACCGATAGTGCAGGTACTGTTGTTAGTATTGCTGATGCTGGTGGTCTTGCTATCAATGGTTCTGGTGTTGCAACAGGTGCAACCCTTAACAGCACGTCTGTAACCATTAACGGTTTCCCGTCTCATATGCATAGCGAGACGTTGGCTGCTGGTATGGGTGTACAAGTTCAAACTACATCAACTGAGCATACCTATACTTTCCACAAGCTGATTCCTAAAGACACAGATGTCCTGCGTCTGTCGGATGACATCAACGACTTTAACAACCGTTATCGTGTTGGTTCTAGCAACCCTACATCTAACAACGACGCTGGTGATTTGTTCTTTAACACCAGCACTAACAAGATGTTGGTGTATGATGCTAATGATACAGCATGGGAAGAAGTTCAGTCTATTGGTGAGTTCTTTATCAACACTATCAGTTCGTCTAGTGCAACTGGTGGCGGTTCAGCTACGTTCAACGGTTCTGCCTACAGGTTTACCCTTAGCAACCCTCCTACCGGCGCAGCACAGTTGCTGGTAAGTATTAACGGTGTTGTACAGAAACCTAACTCTGGTACAAGCCAACCTTCTGAAGGTTTCGCTCTGGACGGCTCTGATATTATTTTCTCTGCAGCACCTGCTTCAGGTTCTGACTTCTTTATCATTACTGTCGGTTCGTCTGTTAATATCGGTACACCTAGTGCTGGCTCTGTTAATACAGCCCAACTTACAGACGGTGCTGTAACAAATGCCAAGGTTAGTAGTTCTGCTGCTATTGCACAAAGTAAACTTTCTCTTAGTATTACTAACAGTGAGATTAATGCTAGTGCAGATATTGCTGGCTCTAAACTTGCCGATGCTTCAGTCACGTCAACTCAACTAGCTAGTTCTAGTGTGACAACTGGTAAACTGGATAGCAACAGTGTGACATCCGGTAAACTTGCTACTAGCGCAGTAACGACTGCCAAGATTGCTGACGACGCTGTAACTCCAGACAAACTGGCTAACACTGCTGTAACCGCAGGTAGCTACACCACTGCAGATATTACTGTCGATGCACAGGGTCGCATTACAAGTGCAGCTAACGGAACTGTTCCACCTTCTGCTGGTGTTGTTACCGCTACTGCATCTGGTGCACTTACTAACGGCGCTCCTGTAGTTGTCAACTCTGACGGAACAGTAAGTGTCGTTGCCGGAGTTTCACAGACTCAATCTATCGGTTCTGTTGCACAGTTTGAGACTGGTGATGTTACCTTTAAAGGCGTCTGTTATGACACAGGAAACGATAAAGTTGTTGTGGCTTACACAGATTCAAGTAACAGTGAATACGGCACAGCTTGTGTTGGTACAGTAAGTGGTACAAGTATTTCTTGGGGCACGCCTGTTGTATTTAACAGTGCAAGCAGTGAGGAAATTGATATTGCTTATGATGCTAATTCTGGTAAAGTTGTTATTGCATTTAGAGATGATGCTCAAGGTCGCAAAGGTGTCGCGATTGTCGGCACGGTTAGCGGAACTTCAATTAGCTTTGGCAGTAAAGTAATTTTTGAAGCCGGAAGAAGCGATCCAATTAGAATTTGCTATGACGCTAATGCTCAAAAAGTTGTGATTGCTTATTCTGATTTTAACGATTCAGAGAATGGTAAATGTATTGTAGGTACTGTAAGCGGTACATCAATTAGTTTTGGATCGCCAGCAACATTTTCAACTGGAAACATTGAATCTTTAGATCTTACCTACGTTTCAAGCGTAAACAAATTTGTTGTTATTTGGAGGGACACCTCTACTGGTAATTATTATGGTTATGCTGCCGTTGGAACAATCAGCGGTACATCAATTAGTTATGGTACTACAGCAGCTTGGGAAACTAACGATAACATCGCCTCTCACTGTAGAGTTGAGTACCACCCTCTAGATGACAGAATTCTAATTCTATCTAGAGATGGTCTTGTTTTATATGGGTATGTTGGAACTATTAGCGGTACAACCTTGTCATTTCCTGCATCAAGAACTTCAGTATATGGCAACGTAGATACTCATGACTTGTGTTACGACTCACATGCGCAGCAACTAATTATATTTTATAATGATGGAATTGCTGCTTGTGGAAAAGTAAGAAGGGCAACTATTAACACAAGCACGAATCAAGCAACATATTCATCTGCTGCTGCAATTACAACTAATAACATAAGCACCGCTGCTGCTGTTTTTGATCCAGACCAAAAAACTAATGTTGTCGTGTTCCATGAAGGTGGTGTAGGTAAAGCGGTTGCATATGATCCACCTATCGCAAGAACTAATGCAGCTAGTTTTATCGGATTTGCCGATGCCGCTTATGCAAACGGGGCTACAGCAACAATTCAAACCGTTGGTTCAGTAGATGATGCTCAGTCTGGTTTGACCGTTGGGCAAAAACATTATGTTCAAAATGATGGCTCTTTGTCTACAAATGAAGATGCACCATCAGTTGTTGCCGGAACAGCTTTGTCCGCTACTAAAATTATCATTAAAGGTTAATCAATGGCACTAACACAAGTATCCGCGTCAGGGATTAAAGATGGGTCAATTAGTTCAAATGACCTTGCTGACGGAAGTATTTCAACTTCAAAAGTTGCAGACGGAAGTATTTCGACTGTAAAAGTTGCGGACGACGCGATCACCGCAGACAAACTAAATAACACTGGTGTTACTGCTGGAAGCTATACCTTGAGTTCAGTGACGGTAGACGCGCAAGGTCGCGTCACCGCTGCCTCTAGTGGCACCCCTGTTGATGCTGACAAGATTATTGAAGGCAACACAGAGGTTGAAGCTGTAGACACCGGTAGTGACGGACATATCAAAGCAACGACCGAAGGTAGTGAACGATTCAGGGTCGGCCCAGCTGGTCAGATGGGGATTGGGGGTGCTAACTACGGCACCTCTGGTCAGGTGTTGATGAGCGGCGGTGCATCTGCTGCTCCCACCTGGGGTGATGTAAGTAGTAGCCCTACGTTTGAAGCCACAGCGTCTGGTGCTATCGCTGACGGTAAACCTGTAATTATTAAAACTGACGGCACTGTTGAGCAAGCAGGTTTATCAACAAACCCAATTACAACATTAACAGAACAAAGCCGATCACAATTTGAGACTGCTTTTGGTGTTGAAAGTTGTGTTATGGGGTATGACCCTGACACAAATCAATTTCTTGTTGTTTACAGAGATAATGCGTCTAGTTATTTTCAATGCCGACTTTGCTCATTTAATGCAAGTACAGGTAACATCACTGTAAATAGTCGCACTCAAATATCAAATACAAATAGATTTCCGAAAGGTATTGCTTACGATACAACAAACAATAAATTCTGCATTCTGTATAGGTTCAATAATGATTTAAAAGCTAGAGAAGTTTTTATCAGCGGTACTAACATTACTTTTGGTGAAGAATCTAACATTACAGGTTCTACTTCCCACGAGGAGATTGTTTATGACCCAGATACAGACCAATTCGTTGTAATATTTAGGAAATCAGCAAGTCCCGACTACCAGCAAAGGTGTAGAGCAATAACTGGACAACGCCAAGGTAGTAATAATTTTATTACCTGGTCAAGCACTGTTACTGCTGTTAATAGTCATGTTGTTACAAGTGGCGGAGACAGAGAAACAGGGGTTGCATATGACACTAATGCTAATAAACTTGTGGTTGTCCAGTCTGTTACGAATGGTTCGACTGACCAAGTTGTTGCAACAGTTGGTACTGTAAGTTCCGGTTCAGTTAGTTTTGGAACACCAGTTGATGTAACAAACTACCAAGCTCGTCATCCTTGTATAAGTTACAACGTAAATGCACAAAAACTTGTTGTTGCTTATGAACGAACAAGTCCTTATAGTTTGAGATCAAGAGTTGGTACGGTTAGTGGTACTTCAATTTCTTTTGGAACTGAAGTTACTATTGCTAATAGTGGAGAATCTAACCAAATTGTCATGGCTTACGATAGTCATACATATAAAACCACTATGTGTTACCTTAATCACGCCAATTCAGGTAGATTGGGTCTTAACACTGGCACAATTAGTGGAACGTCAATTTCATGGGGAACTACCACACATCTGCAAGGCAATAGCGTTAGCACCCCATACCTTGCTTATGACGATGATCAACAAAGAATGGGTCTCTGCATGAGGCTACCGAACAGCAGTAATAGAGGAGATATTGTCTGTCTGAACACAACGGCAACTACAACCAACCTAACTGTTGAAAATTATGTTGGTATTTCTAACGCTGCGTATTCTAATGGACAAACTGCCACTATTCAAACATTTGGAGCAGTTGACGATGCACAGTCCGGGTTGACAGCCGGTCAAAAATACTATGTTCAAGCTAATGGAACTCTGGGCTTGAATCAGACCGAAGGCACTGGAACAATGGCTGGCATCGCTTTATCAGGTACAAAACTTTTAATTAGTGGAAATTAAACTCCTTATCAAATAACTATCATGATCACCCTTATCCGTCCAATTCTTTTTAAGTTTATCAACTCTGAAAAGGTAAAACGTCTGGTTGTTGACCTGCTTACTAAGCTGGCTGAACAAACTGACAATACTGTCGATGATCAGGCAGTAAAATTCATCGAACGCGGATTGTTCGGTGGACCCCTGGAGTAATCCTCCTTCATTCCCTTCTCTAACGCTTCCAGAAGCGCCTGGAATGCCTGCGCCGGTCCTGGAGGTACCAAGGGCTCAGTTACCTAGTTACAAGCCCCTTGTAGTCCCTCCTAGCGACCTGCGCCCTCCACCGGGAGTAAAGGGAACGGACGAGGATAAAGCGCCCAGCAAAACAAAACCACCTCAAGCTAAAGAGGTGCAAATGATTGACGTGCCGTTTACGGACGTAGAAGTCCCTATGCCGTCAACTGAAATTATGACAGCTGCAGCTACAACAGCCGTTATCTCTGTTGCTGCCACCCTTACAGCTACATCTATTTTCAAACATTTAGTATCATTAATGAAGCCCCTACTTAAACAAGCATGGAGCAAGCTAACAAAGAAAAAGAACAAAGCAAACCCTTCTTAAAAAAAGTGAAAGAACACGCCGAGAAGGATATTGAGATTCTTGGAACTTTTGTTAGGCTAGGTGTTGTGGTATGGAGTGGTTTTATTATCACACTTAATTATGTAGACATCCCTATGATCAAAAAAGGTCAAAGTGGTGGCGACATAACCTTTGTAGCTAGTGTCTTTACTGGTGCATTAGCTACATTTGGTCTTAACACTTCTAACAACAGAAATAGCAAACCAGACGAACCCAAGAAAAAAGAACCATGAAAAAGCTTCTTATCCTTTTGTTTCTAGCCTCACCTGCTGCAGCACAGCAAGTTACACCTAATTTTACTCAGGGTAGTATGCAATCCACCACGACTACCACTGTGGACATCGATCGTACGATTGAGACGAACATCTATGG